TGTCACCATGTGCAGCTAGATCATCTGGAAAGGTATAGAAATCAAATGCAAGGGTGTAAGCCTTATTAGGAAGTGGATGCAACAAATAGTTGTTGTCAGGTGTACGAACAATACTTCTAGGCACTCCACCATTTTCAAACTGTGTAACTGCAACGCCACTTGAATATGCAGCGGCAGTAGTGCCATTAGCACCACGTGTACAACCTGTAATATCATTACCTGAGATTGCAGTGTAAGAAACTTCTTCAGTACCAATATGTACTTTGCCAGCAGCGTCAAGCCCTGTAGTAGAAGTAAGTGTTAAGGTAGTTACGCTATTAGAGTGAGAACCATTTAAAGTTGTAGCAACAACATCGTCCTCTTGATTTGCATATTCATTTTGTATATATTCGTTATAATTAAGGACAGTTAAATTTGAACCTGATACATTAAGGTCAGTGTCTTTTTTAATTCTAGCTGTGTTATAGTCTATAGATTTAGTACTTGCAGGAACTGTGTAACGAGTTTGTCCTGCTACTAAAGTAGAAGAGTTACTAGCATGATTAAAAGAATACCCAAACTCCCGTTGATTAATGTAACGTATAGCTTCATTAACTGCATTCTTACATTGAATCTGCACACCTCTAGCACTAGTAAAATTAGCAGAGGTAAGCTCTACCTCATTCATTCGTGTAATAACACTATTGCTTAATGTAAGAAATGTAAGAGCCATTATGTTTCCTTCAGATACACTAATGGGGCCAGCATATAGCCAGCCCCAAAAGTTATATTTTTATTACAGCAGATCACGTTGGGCTTCAGCAGCCTCAGTATGAGCAGCCGAAATATCAGCAATTACTGCATAGACACGAAGGCGTCCAGTAGCAGCAGCAGCACCAGCAATAACAACATCAATGGTATCTGCAGCACCAACAAGAGCTAATGCAGCAGCAGCATAAGTAGATGCAGCACCTGTATTTACAATGTTAGCTTCACCGCTAGAACCTTTTACAAGGTATGTACCAGCAGCAGCATCAAGTGCAGCACCGTCAACAATGTCATCTCCACCAGCAAAGTCAATATTACAAGTACAACTTGCAGTAAAGGACTTCATAATTTCCGCTCCACCAGCAAGCATTACTGATTCAGAGGGAATTTCAAGTAGTTGGAAAATGTCACCATTAGCAATGGTAGCACCTGCAGTAATCATAGCATCAATATCTAAGATTGCTTCAATAGTTCGTACAGCGTTACCTACAACGGTAGGAACGGCAAGAACATTTGCCCCAACACCAGCGGTATCACTGGAAGTCATATCAAAAGTAGCCATAGTTTATATCCTCCCTTACGCTGCGTTATAACGGGCAGTAACGATTGCTTCAGGACGAAGAATCTTACGACCGTATAGATGCATACCACGAACAATGTCAGCAAAGCTGTCAGGGTCACGATATGTTTCTGTCTTATTGATTTGCTCTGCAGTAGCTACAGACGAATCATGTCCAGCCATAATTACACCAAGGTTGGTGAGCTGGTTTGCAGTTCCTGCAGTTCCCGGTCCAGTGCCTAGTGCTGGCAGATTGGACGAAGAGTATACACGGAAGCCGTGGAAGTTGCTTACGGTCAAACCATTACGCAGTCCACCTGCTTCACCGAAGTCTGCGTTCATGAAGCGTGAATCTTCATCAGCAAGAATTTCCATGAATACTGGATCAACTACCAGCCAGCGACCTTGTGAGTCAACTTGCTGTTGGTCAAGCAAACGCTTCATACGAGCAATAATCATTGCAGGAGAAACAGTTGCAGTTGGCAACGAGGTAGCACCGGGCATACGTGCAGTCACAGGAATTGAGTGAGTGCCAGCAGAGGTAGTAGTAATGTTACCAAAGTCACCTTTATGCAGTTGCATAGATGCAAGCAATTCATTAGAACCTGCAGTGCTTACGGCTTTACTACCATTAACAGTGGTGTTAAGTGTGTCAGCTTTGCTATGCAAAGAGGACTGCTTGTAACCAGCCATGTAGCCAAGAACTTCTTGGTCATGGTTATCTGCCAAACGATATGCTGCACGATTACTTGCAAGGTCCATGAAATTAACATGGCTGTGTGCCTCTTCAATATCGTCCATTTTAAAAGCAAAGTAATTAGCTTTGTCAATGACCAATGAAAAATCGGCATCCTCTAAATCTTGCGCTGTGACATTTGTGCCACGTGCATATTCACTTACAGAGATTTCTGGTTCTTTGATGATCTTGACGGTATCGCCTTGACCTGAGATTTCTCCCATGTAGTCGGAGTTAGTAATGTCACCAACAACGGTTGACTTGCGGAATGCAAGCTGTACCTGTTTGCTGTAAATGACTGGGCTAAAATTACCATTAGGTAGATTTCCATAACCCGTAGCTGTCGTAAATGCCATTGTATTATCCTTTGCATTAAGACACAGATACAAACTTAAATGTAATTAATGAGGCTAAGTCTAGTGGGTAACGTCAGTGTAAAAAGTTGGCCGACCTTTTACACAACGGGCCAATGTCTTTAGGTAGTCGCTAGAACTATTCATGTTTGTGAGGGGGTTTAACGCAGGTAGACCAAATAAGTAAGGGGCTGCGTTAAACCTATTGTATATAGTTATATTCTTTATTAAAGACTTGTCAAGCCCTTTTATCGTGCGCTGCCAGAAATATCGTAAATAAATTCACCTTTTCTAATAGCATCCATGATTTCGTCTTGGTGGTTTTCGTATTGTTTAACACTCATCTTATTAACACGTGACTCAGACATCTTTGTATTGTTAGCTGTGGCGTCTGGTTGACCACGTGTGTTACGAGTATTAACTGACTTAGCAGCATCTTTATTGTTGCTAGGTTTCTTTGTCTTGATATTCATGTCACCTTTGTACAGGTCAATAGCACGTGCAGCGGAACGGGCATCAGCATCATTTTCATACAGAGCGTCTTGTACCCACTTAGGTTGTTCCTCTGCCCAATCGTGAAACTGATCACTGTCACGTATCTCACCAAAGTCAGGGTGAATACGTAGTAGTTCTACTTCCGCTTTCTCACGTGTAGCAGACTCACGCATATCATCAATTTCTTTTACCTTGTCCTGTAGTCCAGCCTGTTGTTCACGTGCTTTCTTAATTGCAATGGTTTCAACAATAGCAGCTACATCAGGGTACTGACTTGCCCAAGCATCAATGTCTTCATCAGACTTAGGCAGTTTAATCTCTTGTTCTGTACTTTGTTTAAGCTGACCTTCTAGTGCATTAATACGTGCCTCAAGGTCTGTCTTTGCTTTCTGTGATCCCCGCCGCAGATCAGCGTAGCGTTTCTTGTAACTCTTTTCTTCAGCACCCTCTGGCTCTGCGTCTTCTTTTGCTTGTACTTCAGCTTCCTTTTCAGCACCCTCACGCTCGGCTAACATTTCACGTAGTTCTTCTTCATCTTTTTCTATACGTTCATGCACCCTACTCTTACGTTGCATCATCATAGACTTAGGGGCTTCTTGTACTTCTACTATTTCGTTTTCCATTATAGTTCCTGTTTACTGGGGCCACCGTAGCCTGTGTTGCAGGGGAGTGGGTAGGCCAGTTCTAAGTAGCTGGTTTACGTGCAGCTAGACCACGTTTAGGGGCAGGTTCAGATGCGGCAAATTGCCCTAGCATACGATCAAACTCTGTACCAAAAACTTTACCAATAACATCTCTTAAAGGACCACTCATTGCTTCACGTATCATTGTCTTTTCTTCTTCTGATAGTTGTTCGTAGTTATCCCAAACTTCAATAAAGTCAAGTTCCATTATTTTACTGCTCCTTTATTATACAGAACAGTCCAGTCTTTTTGATCTGTAAATAATCCAATGCTATAGCAAATAGCTTCACCTATATTTTTAATTAAATATCCTAAGACTGATCTATCTTTATATTCTTTTGGTTTAACTATATGTGCTATCTCTTTAGCTCTCGCTATTGTAAGGTATTCAAAAAGGTTTGTCAAGAGGGTAGATGAACGCATACGCACAACCATTGGAATTGCCCAGTGATGATAGCCACGTACTGTAATAGGTGACAAGTGCTTGGCTGTATATACTACATCCATACGATACAGTTCACGGTCTAGTTTACCTTGCTTGTACAGTTCCGTACAGATAACACGTGAGCTACCACCATCACCACCACCACGTTCTACTTCT